TCTATCTTCTCCATCATTTCGGGGATGATAGACATACCGGCAGAAACCATCGTGTAACGGGTGTAAAGAATCTGATGAACTATTTTCTCTACGGGAGTCATTTCAAAAGTCAACCGCTCAATAAAGGTAGAAGCATTGAAAGACTTTCCCGAACCACGCCCACCGGTAATAAGAATTATAAATTTTTCCTTATCCTCGTATAATGGATGGTAAATTTCTTGAGGTACTATCATTTCAGCTTGTCTTTAATCCAAGAATCAATGTTGATGCCATGCTCTATGTCTGTTGGAATATATGCATCATCTTCAGCTCTTGGAGCCGGTCTATTCCATTGTTCGGGCTTACGGTTTTTGAGCCAGAAAATACCAGCTGTTGTATCAGGTGGTACTTCTTGGTCTAATTCCACAATCTCTACCCGTTCTTTCTCGCATCTGCGACCTTCTTCATCGAAAAACACATCTTTCACCTTAATAGCCTGTTGAACTTTTACCTTCATCCCCATAGCCTTACGATAAATCTTGCTTTCAATGGCAAAATCAATGGGCGCACGCCCATTTTTTAATGCTTTAGATAATTTAGGCAATTTACCTTTCAACACAGAGAAATGCGCTTCACTGTAGCCGATGTTTGCTGCGATTTGCTTATCGTCCAAACCATCACGTGCCCAACCCTCAATACGGATTAGGTTCTGTTCATCATCAAAATCAAACTTCGGCTTTGCCATACTTATTCAATCAGTTTTAAAACACCTTCCCCTTTAGCGAACTTATCATCTGTACTTATACCAAGCAGGTCACAAAAATCAGCCTTAGCTTCGTAGGAGGAGAACGAAAGCATTATGTAAGCTTCTTCATTGAGTTGGCGTTCCTTAGCCACTGCCTTAACCTGTTGCTTAACCTCTTTCATGTGAGCTTTCTTTTCTTCTTCTGTTCTATCAAGACGCTTTGATTCTTTCACCGGGGAAGATAGCAAATTATCTAAAGAATCAGACAATCTAATATCATCAATACCACTTATGGATAGAATATCATTAAGTTCAGCTTCACTCAAACCGACATCGGAGTAATCAATATCATTAATGTAATCAGCTATCAAATCAATATCTGGTTTAGTATTTCCCACGGCCATGTATGTAAGCTGTTCCTTCTCAGCCTTATCATCCAGATTTACGACCTCAACCTTAACATTGTAATCCGTGCTGGAAGTACCATCGTATTTATAATGCAAATCCATTGCTTTTATCCTGCGATGCCCGTCTATAAGATTTCCCGATTTCTCATTCCATACGATACCGCCGAGGAAACCCACTTTTTGCAAGTTCTTCTTTTGCAGTTTTACCCTCTCATCAGAATGCCTTTTAGGATTAATCGGATTCAGATTTATTTTGGAGCGCTTTATAATTCTTGTCTCACTTTGCTTTAGTTCTTTCATAATCGTATTCAAATAGTTTTCGTTCCACCAAAGGGTATTCATTTATAACTTTCTGCAAATCACCCGGAAATCTATTACGAAGAAAAAGAAGGTAGTTAATATCCGTTATGTCCGTTCCGGATGATTGATGCTTGGAATCGTATGATTCCGGTTTGATTAAACCAGCCCTGCTAATATAATCCATGACGTCTTTATTTTTGTATTCAGACAATGGATAACACTTCTTTTGCGCTTCATTAATTCCGTTCATGTCGTATGTACGTAGCATCAAACGCCTGTTCATTGAATCGGATTGCTTAAAGCCGAAGAAAGCCCACTCAATATTGTATTTCTCCCTTACTATATCTGTAAGCTGAGCCATGCTGTAAAGTTTCTGTTTCTCATTTTTCTCGCATCCCATATACCCAATGCGTCTATAGGAATAAACTGCAAAATGAGGAATCTGCACATACTTAACATTTGGATATTTATTACAAGCATAGTTTATATAACGGTTAATATGAGATAAGTCTTTAACAACGTACATATAAACGCATACAATTTCTTTAAAGTATGGTGAAATAAGGTCTAAAAGGGCTATACTGTCTTTACCCGATGCCGAGTGAAACAATATAACCCTGTCAGTCCTTTCGGCGATAGTTTTTATTATATCTATTGCCTTTTTCATCATCAAGCAATCCTACCACCTACCTTACGATTAATTCTCGCTCTTTGGGCTGCATTTCTACCCATAGATTGAAAACGACCAGCTTCATAGTCTTTTCGAGTGCGATATTTATTACCGCTCGCATCAGTTGCGTAAGTTTCTCCCATAATCTTAAATTTTAAATTAAACAATCTTTTTACCAATAAGTAAAGCCACCGAAGTGGCTTATATTATTTCAATCCATCATGATGAATAATCTCACAGATATGTAAATAATAGAACAATGGCACTTCTTCGGGCGGATTTTTCTTGAAATCTTCTAGCTGTTCATCGAAATCATGAAAATCAAATTCATCGTGCATGAACTTTATTCCTTCTTCTGTTATTTCGCCTATACCAATTTCATCAATGGCGACATCAAGTGTCCATGGTGCACCAGTACTATAAAAATGAATAGCTTCTATATCAGTCCTTAAAATAGGTTGACATTCTTGCTCGCGTCCAGCTTTTCTAAATTTCTCGTTTTCGTCAACTTGCGCAAAGTCCGTGAACATCTTCTCATATTTGGCGCTAAGCATACGTGTTTCTATGCTCTTTTTACCATTCAAAATATCTAAAGCGTTTTCTTTTGTCATTATGAGCGAATACGCTTCTATCTCTTGACCATTATAATTAATCTTCATATCACTATATCGTTATAAAATTTATACATAAAAGATAGTACCCCAAAGGTACTACCACAACCAAAGATAACGAAATATCTTCAATCGTTATACACGACAATTGGCTTATTGTCGTGAACTAAGCCATTTGTCCCGTCTTTCTCTACACGCCTCTAAGGTAGGCGCACAACAAGCAAAGAGTTCACCACTTTCAGTACGGTAATCGTACTGGTACATTCTCACTCTCTTTCTGCCTAACTTCGTTGCGTAGGTAGTGTAATTCTCTTTGCCGGGCTGGCATACGCTGCAACCGTTTACATTTATTGAGTTCATAATTCAAGTAATTGTTTCGTTTTATCCACGTCTACAAAACTCGTCCACCCTGCTTTATGCAGCTTTATAGCTGCCTCTCTGATTGTGATTTTGCCACTCTTGACACTTTCTTTCAAAGATTCTAATACATTCTTCATTCTTAATTCATTTTTACGTTCAATCTTTCTTCACTCGTATAAGCCACTACAAGCCCAGTTTCATCATGCTGTATGGTGATGTACTTTTCACCCCTCTCTATAGTAGAGAAGTCATAAGGGGTTACCATCTTACCCAATACCTTGCCCAGTTGCTTCATCAGTGGGGCTTCAGGGCTGATAACTAAAACTAAATCTGCTTTCATAATCGTGTATATTGTGGTAGCCATAAGGCTACCGGATTAGAACTCAACCAATATCAATCTTTCTAAAGAACCTGATGCTTTCACCCACATATGATTATGTCCGAAACCATAATCGAAAAACAGTTTAAAATAAGGGTATCTTACTATTAAAGAGTTCATACAGCCTCTTAACTCGTTTTCTGACATACAAGAAGTTATTTCATTGATAATTTGAACGAAAAGGTGTAAAACTTCTGGTTCATTATTCAATAACGGTTTTTCTATAACTGCTTTTAAAAATATATTTTCTTTCATATCCTTCTATATTGCGCAGGGCTTTCGCCCTGCTGGTTAAACTCAGTTTATTTCGTAATAAGGTTGCTCGCCTCTAATAACTCTCTTTGCATCTGCAATGCTATCATACAGCTTTGATTCGTCATTATCTATGATTACAAATTCTTGATGAAAGCCATCTTCAAACACTGTTATTATGTGGCCTTTGTAACTTACTTCTCTGATGATATTCTTTGTTGTCATAATCGTATATCTTTTAATTGTTATTACTTCTTGTTTGATGATGCAAAAATAGTATTATTTATAATACAAAATACTATTTACACGTTAATAAATCATAAATTACAGTATTATTTATAATACATACTAATAAATAAGTATTTTTGCATCATGGAAGCAAAAGGAGTAATACACTTAGAAATTAAGGCTACCGGATTGCATAGGTATTTCGGTTCGCCATCGGCTATGTATGACAACTATACAAGCCAAGAATTAGGAATAGCTCGACAATCACTGCTGAATTATTGGCAGAAAACAGAAGAGCCCTATGAAAATGCTATTTGTATTATTAGAAGGGGAGAATTAGAACGAAAAACTAAATTAAAAAAGGAGGTATAATATGGGATTATTTAGTGAAGAATTTGAAAAAGAAGAAAGAGATTTTTTAAAACAAACTAATGGAAAAATTTCTCTTGAAGAGATTGCGCATATTCGTAAAAAATACGAGCATAATTTCAATTCAAATAGAGATAATTTTAACAAGTTTAAAAAGGAGGTTATGAAAAAGATAAAGCCGGAGCAATAAACTCCAGCTTCAATTGATTAGCCCTTTGAATCTTAACCGATTTACGATTTTGGTGTAAAGATACTCTATATCCCCGCTGAAATCCCCATAATTCTGATACAGAAACACGACATCAGCGCAGTTGTCGGAAATTGTACTCTTGGACTGAACCCCAAGTACCCTTGACATCTCTTCG